CTGGTGGGGCATGGGGTACCGCTGGAGCAACTGGTGGGACTACCCCTGACCGGGCTGGTGCCGCTGGCGGCGCGGCAGGACAAGCCGTGTCTGGGAACTCAAACATAACGTGGACTGCCTTTGGCACTAGATCGGGACCGATAGTATGACGACGATCACTTACACCTACGAAATCACTCGCGTCGATCCTGACGCTAAGGCGATGGACATCCTCTACACCTCGCCGGAATACGGCACCATGCTCGTTGGGGCGCGGATGCCTTGGGACGGAGAGACAGTCGAGCAGATCGCGAACATGTATTCTCCCGTCCGCAACTGGGTCGAGCAAACGCTTGCCGTCGCATCTGTCTCTGTCGGCGCTGGTGGCGAGGTGGCTGTTAGCTTGGGTGGGGGAGAAGCCCCAACGTCAAGAACCATGTCAAAGCTCGAGCTGGTCCGCGCAATGCGTAGTACTGACCACGGCGATGTATCCTTGTGGGATATATTCAAGGCTCAGATCGCTTTGGCTGACGAAGCGACACAAGAGGACTGGCAGATTGCTGCTGAGCTTTCGAACGATGATCCTGTGCTGGTGGCCGTTATGACGACCATTTACGGAGACGAGGCTGCGGCGCAGATTGCCGCCATTTACGGCTATCAAGCGTGACGGCTTATGCCGACATATTTAAGGACGATCTCTACCAATACATGGTGGGGCCGTCTTATGCTGCCTACGTTCAGAAATCTGTGGATATCATTCTGAGCCACGCAGGTGACGCGAAGACCGCGCTTTCAGTTGGGTGCGGCAACGGTGACATTGAGGCTGCTATTGGCGACAAGCTTGATCTAACGCTGCACGACACCCATGACGCAGTCTGCACTACCTACCCTGATTTACACTGGCTCCCGCACCTGCCCAACGAGCAGTTTGACTATGTTTACGCCCACGGCTCCGTCTTCGCCTGCGTCCACCAAGAGCATAAGCAGAAGTTCATCGACGACCTAGCGGCGAGGGTCAAAGATGGCGGAACCCTCTACATATGCGGCGGAAACAGCAAGCGGTGCCGTTGCCGGGGTACCGCCTACAGCGTCAACGGAAAGACAGTCACAGAGGCAGTAACCAAGTTTGGCCCCGGCTGGCACATCCTAACCACGCATGTGTGGGGTGTCGCCCGCATTGAAGTGACTTACTACACCGCAGAGGTAGCCGACTACTTTGCGCCCCATCTGCACCGCATTCGCTGCGTGACTGGTCGGCGTGACCAGCTTGCGCGGACGTGATATACTCAACCTGACCCACATAAAGGAGGGGCATCATGTTTGGCTTTAGTCCCTTCTCCGCAGCCCCATTCTCGGCTCTTGGCGATACGTCAGACATTGTAGTTGGCCTTGTTGGCGTATCTGCATCTGGAGCTGTTGGCGACGTTGTGGCTCCCGCTGCCGCGCTCCCGACGGGGGTTTCAGCCTCTGCCGACCTCGGCTCTGTTGTGGTGTCCGGGTCTGCCCCGGTCTCCGTTTCTGGAGTGTCCGCCTCTGCAACTCTCGGTACGGTCGTTGCTCAGGCGGGTGCCGACGTACCTGTATCAGGCGTATCTGCCACCGCAGCCCTCGGTTCCGTCACCGTTACGGGCTCCGCCCTTGTTCTTCCAACAGGTGTCTCCGCCTCTGCGCAGCTTGGCGATGTCACCGTCACGGCCTCCGCTCTCGTTCTACCAACGGGCGTCTCCGCCTCTGGGCAGCTTGGCGACGTCTTCGTCACGGGTTCGGCCCTTGTCCTCCCAACGGGCGTTTCTGGCGCGGTTGCGCTCGGAACTGTTATTGCTCAGGCGGGCGCTGATGTTCCCGTGGCTGGAGTCTCCGCCTCCGGTGCCGTTGGTTCCGTCACTGTCACGGGCTCTGCGGTCGTCATCCCGCTTGGTGTCAGTGCCGTAGGACGCGTCGGTCAAGCCACCGTGTGGGGTAATATTGTGCCGAACCCCGGCACGTCTTGGGACCCCCTAAACCCTGCCCCGCCCACCTCTTGGAACGCTATTTCTCCATCGCTCGGTTCTGCGTGGACGGAGGTCGATCCAGATGCTATAAATTCATGGACAGAGGTGGAGCCATCTCCGGCGACCATCTGGACAACCATCGCGGCGTGAGGATGACCTATGCCCAGTACATACACTAACAACCTCGGGATTGAACTCCCAGCCGATGGTGAACAGGACGGCATCTGGGGTGACGTTGTCAACGACAACATGAACATCCTCGACCGTGCCATCAATGGCTCGGTTGTTCTCTCGCTGAGCGGTACATCCTCAACGCTGACCACCTCGGACGGCACTCTCTCCAACGGTCAGTACAAGGCTCTAATCCTCGGCGGCTCCCCAAGCGGGACGCACACGATCACCATCGCACCCAACGACGCCCAGAAGATTTACTTCGTCTACAACCTGTCCGGTCAGTCGGCGGTGTTCACCCAAGGATCGGGCACAAACGTCACCATCGCAAACGGCGACACCGGAATCATCTACTCTGACGGCGGGGGCGGCGCTGCAGGGGTCGTCAACCTGACCGACAACTTCGCCATGAACTCCGTCAAGATCACGGGCGGCACAATCACCGGGATCACAGACCTCGCCGTCGCTGACGGCGGCACTGGAGCTTCTGACGCATCGGGGGCAAGAACAAATCTCGGCCTCGGGACGATGGCCACGCAGGCCGCATCTTCGGTGTCTATTACTGGGGGCTCTATCACAGGGATTACCGACCTTGCCGTGGCGGATGGTGGCACTGGCTCCTCGACTGCATCCGGCGCACGGACCAATCTTGGACTCGCAATCGGCACGGACGTTCAGGCGCAGATCACTGGCGGGGCGACCACGATCACGTCTTCAAACCTCACAGCGTCCCGAGCGCTTGCTTCGGACGGCTCCGGCAAGGTTGCCGTAAGCTCCGTGACATCCACCGAGCTCGGTTATGTATCGGGTGTTACCTCTGCCATCCAGACGCAGCTAGACGTCAGATACACGAGCGCAAGCCTTTCATCTCAGGCTCAAGCCGAAGCCGGAACCGACAACACCACTCTCATGACCCCGCTGCGGACGGCTCAGGCTATTGCGGCCTTGACTGGGCTCAGCAACTTCGTCGCAAGAACATCCACAGGTTCCTTTACCGTCCCTTCTGGTGTTACAAAGCTGTATATCTATGCAGCGGGCGGTGGCGGCGGGGGTGGGCAGGGCACCACTTCTGGCGGGGGGCGCAGTGGGCCAGTCGTGAATACCCCGGGGGGACTTGGCGGGCTCGGCGGCACGGCCTTTTCTGGCATTACCGTGACGCCACTCTCAAGCATCAGCTATACCATAGGTAGCGGAGGTGCAGGCAGTAATTCCGGAAGCGGTTCCGCTGGTGGGTCAACAACTGTGGACACAATTACCTGCCCCGGAGGAGGTGGAGGTCTAGTTGGGGGGACTCCGGGGGCTAATGGAGTTGGCTCTGGAGGTAATCTTGCTAACAATGTCTATCTGTCAGCCCTGCTCAACCTGCTAACGCTCAGGGATTCCGCTGTGGACGATGTGTTTCTTTTTGTCAACCAGACGGACACCCGCGGAGCTGGAAGCGGCTTGTCGGCCATCTCTTACGCATACCCCGGAACATTTACTTCTGGGGCTAGGGGGTCTGGTGAGACAACTAGCAGTGCCAATAACGCCAGCGGTGGCGTCGGTGGCGCTGTCATCTTTATGTATTGAGGGGCAAGGCAATGGCCATATACGCAATCATCTCAAACGGAATTGTCCAGAACAAGGTTTTGGCTGATGCCGCCGAAGACTTGTCGTCGTTTCCCGAGGTGTGTCCAATCTCTGACGATGCACTTGTGGACATTGGCTGGACCTTTTCTGATGGCGTCTTTACTGCGCCACCGCCCGCTCCTGTTGATCCCGCGACAGCAGCACTCGACATTCGCACTCAAAGGAACCGTCTCCTCACAATGCGTGTAGACCCCATCGTCATGAACGCGCTTCGCTGGGCTGACTTGACTGCTGAACAGCAAGAAGAGGTTGCCACCTATCGCAGCGCACTGCTGGATATTACGGATCAAGCGGGCTTCCCCACCAACATCACATGGCCGGAAGTCCCGGCCTTTGCGCGGTGACGCTCTACCTGCCCAACGTATCTTTTGTGGCTGTCCCAAAGACGGCCACAATTGCCATTGAGCAAACCTTCTCTCCGTATGCGACGAACTACAAGCCCCACCAGCACGACCCCGTCGATGCCGTAAAGGAGCGATCTCCAAACCCGTGCATCGCGGTCATCCGACATCCGCTGCGCTGGATCGAGAGCTACTACAAGTATCTCCGCTTCTCGCCATACTTTGCTCGAACAGACTCGATCTGGGGGCTGCACTCAAAGTCTTTTGAGCAGTTTGTCTGGGCCTACATTCGTGGGCAGCACATGTGGCCCGAGCCTCTGAGAGATCAGTCGTCCTACGTCTCTCGCAACGGAGCAACTGTCGAACATCTCTACAGATACGAAGACCTGAGCAATGCGGTCGATCACCTGTGTGATGCCTGCGGTGCAAGGGTAGAGCTCGAGCGTCACAACGTCTCCCGCGATGCTCCTCTTGATCTATCCGCAGGGGCAGTGTCTGCATTTGAGCAGTCAGCAAAACGCGACTATGATCTGTACGAAACCTTGGGGTTAGCACATGCCTCCTGAAATTCTCTGGAACGTCGGCCTTACCGCCATCCTCGCCCTCGTGGGCTGGATTCTCAAAGGACATGCCGACGAGGTGCAGAGACTGCAAATCCTGCTCAATCGCACCCGCGAGGACATGGCGCGGGAGTACGTCACCAAGACCGACGTGCAGGCCAGCATCAACATGCTGATCGCCCGGATCGACAACCTCGACCACAAGATCGACGCCCTCCTGCGGAGCCTTGCCAAATGAGACTTGTCCTCGTCCTCTTGGTCGCCGGGTGCGGCCCTGTTACTGTGTCCTCGGTGGCCTACACCACTGCCTGCCCCAAAGGTGACCGACAGTGCGAGATTCGTCAGAACGCGGAAACGCTATACTACATGAGCCAAGAGGACGCGGCCAACGCGCTGCTGTGCTCTGGCGACACGCGGGACGTTATGGGAGCCTTGTGCTCTATCTACTGACGGCAGGCATCGCTGACGCTCAAGTGACGGGCGATCTCAACACCAACAGCGGCAACACCAACTCGACCATCGACAGCGGGAACGTCTCCACCAGCGAGACAAAGAATTACAACGGGTCTGGCTCCGCCCCGTTCTCTACTCCTGTGCCTACGGCTGCAGCGCCTACGGTTATGGGCGGCGGCGGCAACGATAGCTGCTTGATCCCCGAACAGAGCGCCTACCAGATCAGCATCTTCGGCAGGGCTAAGGGCAGCATGGTGCAAGACCCGGCCTGCAACCGCCGCAAGGACGCCCGCCTCTTGGGAACCCCGCAGGAACAGGGCGGTCTCGGCCTGCAGGTCAGCGGCATCTCGGTCATGTGCGACAGCCCTGCGATCTTCAAGGCCATGGCTTTGGCCAGCACTCCCTGCCCGATCTACTCTCTCGAGACAGGCAAGCTGCTTGTGGGCCGAGACGGCTACATGGCTATGCGTTCACAGCCTGATATTTATGTGGTAGGATACGCCAGCGACCGGGCGTTCTGGGACGCATTTCTCAAGATGGGAGAGGAACTTCCTGATGTCCTACCTCAAGAAAACAGTGGTCCTACTCTGTCTGAGCGCTTCCGCCGCTCACGCCGATCCAACGATGACGGGGCTGAACCAGTCAGCCCAGACAATCCTTAACCAGCTTTCCGCGGCCCAAGACCTGACGGGCGGCGCTGTCTATAGCGCCGGGCAAGGCGACATCCTGAACCCCGGCATCATGCAGACGGCCAGCATCACTGAACAGATGCGTCTGGACTACAACTCTGACATTCAGGGGGTGATCGACGCGACGTACTATAACGCCGAGATGCTGTTTCAGGATAAACACGAAACAGCGATGGCAAATCTCGATACGGCTGTCGATAACCTCGTTGCCGCGACTGCGGTTTTGATGGAAGTGCAAGCCGTCGCCAATATGGCAGCCAACGCCGATACCGTGACCGAACAGATCGCCGTGCAGGCTGTCTTGACCAACAACGACATGACGATCACCGCCGCCGACGTGAGCAACTACAACAACGCGCTCGGTGCGGTGCAGTCCTACGCCCGCGAGGCTGGTGCCTTCTTGGCCGCTTCTCGCAACGCCAGCATGACCAGCACGGTGGACAACTACGCCGCCAACACCAGCACCAGCCTCTACGGTGCCACGGTGGCCTACAGCGCCACGGCTGACATCATCAACGTCTCTGCGGCAAACGCCTTCGGCCTCGGCTTCCAAGGCATGCTGCAGAACAACATGGTGTCGCTCGAGGATGTCTACGCAGCGGGCTACGGCTCGTGAGCGAAGAAGCTGAAACCAACGGCCTGCGGATCGCTGGCTTTGACATCAAGGGCTGGTGGGTTGCCGCCGCCCTTCCTGTCTTGTCTGGCTTGAGCGGCACGATCTACGTCGGCTATGATACCGTCAACCGTTTCTGGGCTGTTGAGGAGAGCGTGAATGGGGTCTTGGGCGTCGAGAGCCGGGTGCAAACTCTGGAGCAAGCGATCCAAGACAATGACGTGCGCGGGCTTGCACCGAAGCTGTCGGCAATCTCGACCCAGATGGGGACGATCCTTGAGCAACAGAAAGAGTTGATGGACTTGAGGTCCATGGTCGAGAAGTCGGACAGCGTCACCAGCGGCCTCGCTGGCAAGCTGGAGAAATACGACGCCGAGATCGAAGACCTCTGGAAGGCCATGGACGACCTGATAAGGAACCCGATGCAATGATGAAACTTGAGAACTTCGTTTGGCTGGGCTTTATTGCCGCCGTGGCCGCGGTCTTCTGGATCAGTGGTGATGGTTTCTACCGCTACCCCTGCCAAGACCCTGAGAACTGGGCTGCGCTTGAGTGCACCCCGCCGATTTGCCTCCGCACCGGTATGTGTGCCACTGACCTCACAGGAGCCTCGCAATGAGCAAGAACGACCCAGAAATGATGGAAGCCAAGCTGCGCTACTTTATCGGCTGCGCCTTGGTGGTGATCTTGGCCGGGACCATCTTCACCATCCTCTACAGCCTCGTCTTCGTGACCCAGCCTCTCGGCGAGTCGAGCGAGAACGACCGCAAGTTCTTTGAGCTGCTGACCCCCATCGCCTCGTTTATCGTCGGCGCTCTCGGCGGCGTGATGGCTGCAGGCAACAACCGTAACAAGGGTGGTAATGACGAGCCGCCCGCCCCACAGGAGTACACCGAATGATCGGACGCATCGTTGGGATGCTTGTTGGCCGCAAGCTCAAAGAGAAGGCCGTGGACGCAGTGCTGGATAAGGTGAACCTGCCTGACCCGGTGGAGAACGCAATCAAGATCGCTGCCACGGGCAACGTGGGTGACCTGCTCGGCGGTATGGGCAAAGACATGGCGCAGGAAGCTGTGCTGGATGCCGTCACCAAGCGGGTACCGATCAAGAGACCCAAGAAATGAGGTGGCTCGTTGCCCTGCTCCTGTCAGCAACCCCTGCGTTTTCTACGCCCTACGAAATCACTAGGGTCATCGACGGCGATACGGTGGAGATTGCGGTGGATTTTCTCCCGTCGCCCCTCCCGCCCAAGCTCTCGATCCGCGTGATGGGCATCGACACGCCTGAGAAAGCTCCTCGCGCTCAGTGCGATGCTGAGGCTGCACTTGCAAAGAAGGCCAGCGCCTTCACGAAGAACGCTGTAGCCAACGCTCTTGAGGTCGATATCAAAATCCTCAAGTGGGACAAATATGGTGGCCGCGTGCTGGGTGAGGTCTATCTGGACCACCAGAGCCTAGCTGAAAGTCTCGTCTCCGCCGGGCTGGCCCGGCACTACAAAGGTGATGCCAAGCAGTCTTGGTGCGAATAGGAGAACCTAAATGAGCCTGATTACCGTAGACCAGCTGCGTGCCATGATCCCCACCAATAAGGAGGTCGAGGCTTGGTGCGACGAGCTGAACAAGGCACTGCCGAAGTACGACATCACGACTGACCAGCGCATCGCCGGGTTCATCTCGCAGTGCGCTCACGAGTCGATGGACTTCAACGCCATGAGCGAGAACCTCAACTACCGCGAGGAAACGCTGAATAAGGTCTTCCCGCGCTACTTTGGCCCCGGCAAGCGCAACGCTGCCGAATATGCCCGCAACCCGGAGAAGATCGCCAACTACGTCTACATGGACGAGTTCCGCACCTCCAAGCTGGGCAACGTGCATCCCGGTGACGGCTGGCGCTTCCGTGGCCGCGGGCTCAAACAGCTCACTGGCCGTGATAACTATACGCGCTTCGCCAAGGACTACGACCTGACCGCGGAAGAAGCTGCCGTGTGGGTGGAGACCAAGGAGGGCGCGTTGGCGTCGGCTCTGTGGTTCTGGAACACCAACAAGCTGAACGCCGTCGCCGACACCGGCAACGTAGCTGCCCTGACCAAGAAGATCAACGGCGGAGACATCGGTCTCGCTGACCGTCAGGCTCGTTACGCCAAGGCTATGGCTGCACTTGGTGGTAAGATCACAGCCGCTGCACCGGCTGCCGCTGCCCCCTCGGGTGGTACACTGCGCAAAGGATCGAAGGGCGACGAGGTCAAGAAGATGCAGGCCAAGCTTGGACTTGCAGCTGATGGCGACTTTGGACCGGGGACGGAGGCAGCGCTCAAGAAGTGGCAGGCTGAAAACGGTCTGACCGCCGACGGCGTAGCTGGCCCTAAGACATTGGCTAAACTGCTCGGGTGATGTAGTATCTCCGCCAACAGGAGACTGCCATGGCACTCACGAAGCTCGTATTCCGGCCCGGTATCAACCGCGAGACCACCGCCTACGCCAACGAGGGCGGATGGTGGGATGGAAACCTTGTGCGTTTCCGGGCCGGAAAGCCTGAAAGTATCGGGGGCTGGACCCGGTACACAAGCACACAAATGCTCGGCACCGGGCGCTCCTTGCTGACGTGGACTGCGCTTGACGGCACGATCTATACGGGCATGGGCACCAACCTAAAATACTACGTCATTCGTGGCGGTGGCCTGAACGACATTACCCCCCTCAGAGAGACGACCACGGCAGGTGCGGTGACCTTCGCAGCGACCAACGGCTCGTCGGTAATAACCGTCACAGACACGAGCAACGGAGTCTTGCTTGGGGACTTTGTCATATTTTCTGGGGCCGCAAGCCTTGGAGGCAACGTCACAGCAACGGTGCTAAACGACGAGCATCAGGTGACTCGCGTCGTCACCGCAAACACTTACGAAATAACGGTCAGCGTCACCGCAAACTCGTCTGACAGTGGTAACGGCGGGGCCTCCGTCGTCGGTGCCTATCAGATCAACACTGGCCTAGACACGTCGGTGTTCGGCACTGGGTGGGGAACAGGTCCTTGGTCTCGCGGGACTTGGGGCTCTGGCTCAACCACCACCGTGCCGGGCGCTCAGCTCCGCATCTGGTCGCAGGATAACTACGGGGAAGACCTCATTATCTGCGTTCAGGATGGTGGCATCTACTACTGGGACAAGAGCGGGGGCTTGACGGCCCGAGCAGTTGCTCTCGAAGACTTAGCGGGGGCTCAGGCTGCGCCGACCATCGCCAAAACCGTCATTGTGTCGGAACGCGACCGCCACGTCATTGCTTTCGGCTGTGACCCCGAGGGCGATCCCGGGGTGCAGGACCCCCTTGTTATTCGGTTCTCGGACCAAGAAAACGCCGCAGAGTGGCGCGCACTTCCCACTACTACGGCGGGCGAGTTGCGTATCGGCACTGGCTCCGAGATCATTGGCGCTATCCAGACCAAGCAGCAGATCGTCGTGTTTACCGACGTGTCTGTCCACGCCATGCAGTATATCGGCGACCCCTTCACATTCGGCCTTCAAGAGGTGTCTTCCTCCGTCTCTATCATCAGCCCTAACGCAATGGTCGCCGTGGGTGACGTCGTCTACTGGATGGGGAAGAACGAGTTCTACGCCTACGACGGTGCGGTGGTGCAGATTCCCTGCGACGTCAAGGAGTACGTTTTCTCAGGGATGAACATCCAGCAGCAGCTCAAGGTGTATGCCGGTCACTCCAGCTCCTTCTCCGAAGTGTGGTGGTTCTACGCCAGCTCGGGCAGCCAAGAGAACGATAGCTATGTAGTTTACAACTACGAGCAGCGTGTATGGTACTATGGCACTATGTCTCGCACAGCGTGGCAGGACCGCAATGTGCTGTCCTTCCCAACCGCTATATCGCCTGACGGCTACGTCTACTACCAAGAGAACGGTCTCAACGACGGCAGCGTCAACCCGCCTGCAGCACTTGAGCCTTACATCGAGTCGAGCGTGATAGACATGGGCGATGGCGATCAGTTCATGTTTGCTACTCGGGTTATCCCCGACCTGACGTTCCGCAACTCCACCAATGACGCTCCGACAGCCACCTTGACCATCAAGGCACGGAACTTCCCCGGCGGTGCCTACTTCGCGTCGGACGCCGATCCGGTGACAAAGACCTCGTCTCTCCCGGTCGAGCAGTTTACCAACGAGCTCTATGTGCGTCTCCGCGGTCGGTCTATGTCCCTGCGGGTTGAGTCTAACCAGATCAACACGGCTTGGCGGCTTGGCGATCCTCGTCTCGATCTTAGAACCGACGGGAGGAAGTAATGCCCAGCAGCTCACCCGCACCGTTCTTCCCGACGCCACCCGGCGAATACAATCGCCAGTACATGGCACAGCTCGTCCGTGCCTTCTCGGTCTTCGTCCAGCAGTCCAACAATCCGGGCGATGCGATCTTCACCACGCTCAAGCTGACCGCACTGCCCATCTACGCCAACAACGCCGCAGCCATCGCCGGGGGGCTCATCGCCGGAGATGTCTATAAAACAGCCACTGGAGAGCTTCGGATTGTCGTGTAGCGCGGCATCTGCTAAGTTGTGACAAACTCG